CAGTAGGATATGTCGCAGCCGCTTCTCAAAACTTGAGATTAAATTTCGACTTCACAGCTGAAGGAGATATTATGGAGAACGTCCCAACAAGACAAATTTCAACGAAAGGTTTGTTTGATGAAATGAAAAATTCGGGACACATCTCAGATTATATTGAGTTTATAATTGACCCAGACTCAATGTTGTTGCCTTCACTTGAAATACAAAAGCAAACATTTATGGCTCTTTTCCCTGTTATTACAAATCAAATTACATTAATTTATTCAATGAGAAATCAAGACCCTGAAGCAGCTGCTTCACAGTTAATGGCTCTTGAAAAATTATTGGATATACAAGGTGGAGATATTTATGATTATATTTCAAAAGCAGATTACGATGCAATACTTGGTAAACAGCCTTCAGTAATGCAACAGCAAATGCAACAACAGCAAATGTTGACCGATGCTCAGAATACAGCAATGCAATCAAAAGCTTCAGGTCCAGGAGGAAGTGCTCCAGCAGGAGGTATAACTCCACCAGGACAAAATATGACTGGAGATGGAACGAATCCTATGCAACCTCAGAATCCTAATGAAGTTCCAAGACCACAAGGCCCAATGACGTCAGCTATTGATGCTAGTGTAGGTAGAGCAGCTTTAGGTTAAAAAAATATATGTCTATATCAGATTATTTTAATAAACAGGTACCATCTCTAAATACGAGTTTGACTACTCCTAGTATTTCTAGTAATTATGTTTTACCTGTTCAAAAAGTTCCAAAAGGAACTGTTGGAGGAGATAAGCTTGCTGAAGCTTTAAGATTTTTGGAATCAAGTTATGGTTTAGATAAAAATACTCCAAGAAATCAAAGACGAACATATACAATACCTGCGTTTAATGGAAATGAAAGTAATAGAACGATTAATTACAATAGTGGATATGGTGGGGAGTATGGATTGACACCAGTGGCACTAGGAACTCTTGCTAAATCATCTCCTGCATGGCAACCAGCAGGAAGTACCTATGGAAATACTAAATATGGTAAACCACTTACGTCAGGAGCTAGTCCAGATTATATTCAAACACAATTACAAACTCCAGAAGGTGCTGGAAAATTAGCGACTCAATTCTTTCATTCAGTAAGACCAAACCCACAAGATTTTACACCTATTACTTTAGCAAATGATTATATTAATTATTATGTAGGTAAAGATACAAAAAATGATACACCACAAAATCGTAAAAGGGCCTTGGATTATTTTACTAGTATAATGCAAAAATAAAATGGAAGAAAATCAATCATTAAAACAAAAGAAGATAGCACTAGCCCAGAGCGAACACGCGAGTATTATAGTTGAACTAATGAAAGACTGTACCTCAAAACGACCACTTATAGCCGATACTGAGTTTAAAACTTTGTTAAACGCAATAACTTTAGAAGTAGAAGCCAATATGATTAGGTCGATGGTTGACTACATCGAAAGGATTAGGCAAGGTGAATTACACGAAGAAAAATAATGAACGCAAAAAAATTAGTAAAAAAAGATTATACAGTAGAAATTGGATATTCAGATGAAGCTAAAGAAAAAAAACTGTTGAAGTTTATCACTGCCAAGAGTGGTGATGAAATTGTTATCAGTGCAAATGAATTATCTTCAATGCTCATTGGCGGAGTTAATTCAGAAGTTTTAGAGGCAACATTTGTTGAATCAGATAGAGTAAATGTAGTTGAAGTTGGGAGACAAATGCAATGTGTATTAGATAAAGATATGAAGAGGGGTCAAAAAATAAACTTAAATTATACTCACCCATATCCAATCGAGTTTGCATTAATAGAAGAAGCTTACAAGATAGCAAAGATAGATATGAGTGTCCCAAGAATAACTTTGACGAGAGAATATATAAACGAAGTCAAATCTAAATTAAAACCAGAGATGACCGATTATATAAATAAATTTTATAAGAGTTTTAAAAACGTAAAAATTAATTAACCATCGTCACCAGCCACGATACGGCTCGGAAAAAATATGGAAGAAATAAAAAAAGCAGAACCAAAAAAAGTAGTTGTTAAGAAATCAATTTTAAAAAATACATCTGGTAAAGAAGTCCCAGAAGCTGATTACTTCTTCAACGGAGTTATTCCAGCAGGGTTCTTGAATACCTGTGGAAAACCAGTAGATAGAGAAGATTTAATAGTAGTCTTTAATAAAGTGTTTAAGCCAGAAGATAACATATTGTTTTATAAACAAACCGACAAGGAAGTTTATTTAATAATAATTCCAATCAAAAATTCGACAACAATAGGTGAATTTAACAACTCATTAGATGGAGATTTCCAGAAACACGCTATCTCCTTTTTGAATGAAGGTTCAGTAAATTTGGATACTTTGAAAGCAAAACTTCAAAGAATATCAAAGTTCGTGAAGTATTCAGACAGATAATTTGCAGATTTAAACAGTTCATTATATAATTATTACATAACCATCGTCACCAGCCACGATACGGCTCGGAAAAAATATGGAAAACACCAAAGAGAATGAGATAAAAGTGGAGGTAAATGAAGATGCCGAACTCGATAAGAGTTTAGCCGAATCACTAGATTCACTTAAAGCTGGAAAAGCACCTGAACCTGTAAAGGAAGAGGTCAAGCCAGAAGCCCCTGTAAAGGAGCCAAAGGTGGAGGACCCCAGCACCCCTCCAGTTGTAGAACCAAAGAAAGAGGAAGCCTATGAGTTTCGCATCCCAAATAAGGGTAAATTTGAGTCAGATGAATCCTTTGAAAAGAGAATCCAACTACTCGATTTAGTCAAACAAAAGAAGCTTGCTAAGACTGAGGAATCAAAACAACTTATATCAAGTGAAATTAAGAAAACTGCCCAGCAGATTAAAGGTCTTAATGGAACTGATAAAATTATCAACCCACTTAATCAAAAGAGTGCAGTTGAGCCTGAAAAGGTAATAGAAGATGAGACTTTGAAAGCAGACAGAGAACGACTCAGACAATTAGGCGGAGCAACTACTGAGGATATACAAAAAGTAATCCAACAGGAACGCTTAGCTACTGAGACACAACACACCCTTGAAAAATTTGTTGATAGACACACTGAGTTAAAAGATGCAGACACAAGAGAAGTATTCTTTGATTTCGTTGACCAAAACTTTAACTGGGAAAATAAAACAGGTAAAGAATTGATGACGGTCCTAGAACTAGCTCGTGAAAGTATGTTTAAACCATCAGAAACTATTCAAGAAAGAGTATTAAAAGGCGCAAACGTTCAAGAAAAAGTAAATGTTATGCAGTTCCCAGGTGGAACTATCGCTAGACAAACTTATTCGCCAGAACAGAAGAAGTCAATCGACGAACTTACTGCAACTGGTTTATCTGAAGAAAAAGCACTCGAACTAATATCTGATTAAGCCAAAACTACATTCTTTATAAAATATGGCAACCGTCAAACAAGCAGTCATAAAAAATACACGACAGTTGGCACTTTGTAACAAGGGAGCAAGCACTGTGTTAGTAAATGGAGAAATCCTTATGCAAACAGCAGGCTTAGCAGTTCCAGCTACAAGTTCAACAGGCAAGGCTGATTTGCTCGGTGTATGTAATCAGACAATTGCAGCGGTAGAAGCACTTACACAAGTGCCTTATATCGTTGTAAATGAAGCTGATTTATTCATCTTCGCAACAACAAACAACACAAATACAGCCCATAACGGACAAGCAATGGTTCTAACGAACTCATTGGAAGTCAATAATACTGGAACCACTTCAGGTACTGGTATTGTTCAACAGGTCGATACAATAGGAGCTACAGGTGATAAACTTATCATCGGTAGATTTTTGACCTTGTAATTATTCATTTTAATCTAAAATAAAAATATTATGTTAGGAACAATTAATGATTATGCGGTCATCGTAAACAATGTCTTAAAACACATTGCACCTAAGGTATCACCTACAGTAAAATCTGAATATTTGGATTTTATGTACAAAGTAGATAACAACGAAAGAATATATACTGACGTTGGAGTCACTGGCCTAGGTATGGCTGAAATAATCCCAGATGGAGGTATCGGAGCTTCTGATGCCCCAATTCAAGGTTATTCAAAAAACTATGTTCAAATGCACTTTACAAAAAAGGTTCGTTTGACATTCCAAACCAACTTCTTCTTATTTGAATCAGCAGCAGCTAAAATAAAGAGCTCTGTTAAATCGAAAGTTATAGAAGGAAAAAATGCAATCGAACATGCAAAGAATTATCTTGCACAGTCATTGCTAGCTCAAGGTACAGCTACAAGCTTTACTTGGGTTCCAATAAACGCAGTCGGAACACCTACACCTATCTCGACAATTGGTGCAGACGCAGTTCAATATTGGTCAGCAGCTCACCCTCGTGAAGATGGTGGTGCAGCATGGTCAAATATTATTGTAGATGGAGCAACGACAAATCCTCAATTTACTTATTCTTCTCTATTGGCCGCTCGAAGACAGCAATCAGTAAAGAAAGATGGTAGAGGAAATCCATTGATTTCAGACCTTGATACATTGATTTGTAGAAAGGGTTCAACAACCGCACAGTTCGCAAAAACTATAAAGAGCACTATCGATAAAGGTATTGCTCCTCAGCAAACAAACGTATTTAACAATGCTCCAGCTACAGATACATTTAAAGTAGTTGAACTTGGTGTATACGAGAATCTTGCTATGAATGGTTTGATGTGGGGTATGTTTGATTCAAACATGATGAACGAAGATTTCGGTTTCCTTTATATAGAAGCACTTCCAACAAGAGCAGAACCAGCTGTTGTTGACCTTCTAGGTAACCAAGACTTAGTTTTGAACTTTAACTCTCTAGCAGTTATGGGTGCATCAGACCTTAGAGGTTGGATGTGGTCCACAGGCGCAGGAGCTTAGTCTATCCAGTAAGTACCTCTCTTGAGCAGGGGTACTTCTGTGGGTAGATTAAACTACTCTTTATTAGTTTTAATAAAATAACAATATGTTACAAGACGCACACACAAGAAAAATATCGCTTCCAGTTGTAGCCTTAGCAGGTGCAACAACTTCTGTAGTCGCAGCAGTTCCAGGGGCATGGATTTATGTTCATGAACTTATGGGGGATTTGACTGCAGATGGAACGTTAGAAATTCTATCTGGAACGACCAGTTTGGCGAAATTTAATTTGGATAAAGGACAAGGTTTGACTGAACAAGACGAACCAGGAAACGACAATGTTCCTAGATTCCAATGTAAGCCAGGTGATGCTTTTATTTTAAAAGCAACAAGTGGTGATTTCAATGGGGCAATAGATTATTCATTAAGATACTAACTACAATGGAATATACACTAGAACAAAAAGAACAACTCAAACAGTGGGCTAGTGATAGAGACGCTATACTTTCTGAAACTTATCGTTCAAAAGTTGAGCAGGATAGTTTGATATCATCAAATAATCAACTTACTCAATCTAATAAAGAGTTAGAGAAATCAGTAAAAACTTTATCAGACACAAAAAATTCACTTACAAATGAAATTGCAGAGATGAAAAAAACTTTGTCTGATTCTACTAGAATAAAAAATGAAAACAATCAATTAATTGCTATTCAAAAAGGTTTAAATGAAAATATTTTACAACAACAAGAAACTGTCCAATTAAAAACTTGGGTTGCACAGAGGGATGCAATTGCAAAGGAAATATCTGATTTAATAACACAAAAAGGTAAACTTACCGAAGATAATAATAATCTTGCTAATTCAAAAACTGAGATACAAACAAATATAGATAAATCAACAGGGCGACTTGAAGAATTGTTTAAAAAAGAAACTGAATATGTAAAATTGATGTCTCAGGAAACGGCTACGCAAATTGCTGATAAAGTTCAGTTAGAATTAGAAATTGAATCTCTCAAAAAACAAATAGAGATATTAAAACCACAAAAAACTTCTTTGGAGGTTGATGTTACTGTACTTAAAGATACCCACGATAGAATATCAACTCATGTAAAAGATTTAGAAAAAGTTATAGACACAATAACTAAATTTGGTATTGCAAACACAAAACAAATAACTGACTTTATGGAGGTGATTAAAAAAGGGACTCAAGAAATAATTGATTTAAACTCAACAAACGTAGACAAAACAAATAAAATTATCAGCGATTTACCTAAATTTATTTTTGACTTACAAAGAGATGCTTTGGAAAGAAAGAGATTAGGTAAGCCTAAATTAAAATAAAAACTATGGGATATTTAGCAAATAGATTAGGAGATGCGAACAATTTGGGAGTATTTAACACCCCCGCTGATTTAATTGCTGCTTATCCTGTTGGTATTCCTGGAGCTTTTGCTATTGTTATTTCAACCGAATCTATTTGGGTTTGGGACCAATCTTTATATTCTTGGATAGATACTGGTGCTCCTGGTCCTCAAGGTCCAACTGGTCCAACAGGTTATACTGGTCCAACAGGTTATACAGGTCCGAACGGGTCTGCAAGTGCTACTGGTGCAACTGGACCTACTGGTCCAATTGGTGCAACTGGTCCAACAGGTTATACAGGTCCATCTGGTGCAAATTCAAATGTAACAGGTCCCACTGGATATACTGGTGCAAAGGGTGATACTGGTTATACAGGACCTATCGGTCCAACTGGATATACTGGTGCAAAGGGTGATACTGGTTATACAGGACCTATCGGTCCAACAGGTTATACTGGTCCTATTGGTCCAACAGGTTATACAGGTCCAAAAGGAGATACGGGTTACACTGGTCCTATTGGTCCAACTGGTTATACAGGTTCAACTGGTTATACAGGCTATACAGGTTCTGATTCAACAGTAACTGGTCCAACAGGTTATACAGGTCCAAAAGGAGATACGGGTTACACTGGTCCTATTGGTTCAACTGGTTATACAGGTTCAACTGGTTATACAGGCTATACAGGTTCTGATTCAACAGTAACTGGTCCAACAGGTCCTATTGGTTCAACTGGTCCAACAGGTTCAACGGGTCCAACAGGTCCGTCTGTGACTGGAGCTTTACTTATCGACCAAACTACTCCACAAACAACAGTAGGAACTTTTACATTCCCCCAGGTATCAACGACAAATTTAGCAGTCACTTCAAGTGTCTCATATAATTTAGCAACTAATTTATATGCTCATTATTTATGTAATGATATAGATGGAACAGATGTCGTTGATAATACTTCTAATCATATAGACGGAACTGGAACTTATACAGCAACAACAGGAAAGATAAATGGAGCAATAGAGTTTAATGGAACTTCTGATGTTATTATTGCTCCAAGTGCTTTTACTCCTGGTTCAACAGGTGATTTTTCAATAACAATGTGGATTTATTGGGCAGGAAATGCATCTGCTTATCAACACTTAGTAGGTTCTCAAGATGGTTGGTCGGCAGGTTCAACTTATTTTTCAGTATGGGGGACTAATGCAACAGGTAGAGGTCTAAACGATGGTGTAAATTCTAAACTTGGTGTAGGAGGAAATACTTTTGGAGACCCACTTCTTGCTACAAGTAATTTTCCTATTGTTCCAGGTACTTGGATTCACGTGGGAGTTACAAGAACAAGTGGACTATTAAAACTTTGGGTAAATAATACAGTAGTAGCAACTAAAACTGGAGATAGTTCATATTTTAATTTTTCTTTTTCATCTAGTTTAGTATTAGGTTCAAGTCCTTGGGATGGAGCTAATGGATATTATGCTGGTAAAATGGATGACGTCAGATTATACAATAGAGGTTTATCAGATACAGATATGGGAGTTATCTATAACAGTGGAAATGGAACAGAAAGTGAAGGAAGTGGAACAGCAGTTTCAACTGCTAACTTATCAGAAAATATAAATGGTTTTTTATCTGATTCAAATATAACAGCTCCATATTTCTCGGGGGACGGTAGTTTATTGACTAATGTTCCAAGTTCTATTGTTGAGTCAGGAACAAATGCTGGTTATGCCGCTAATGCTGATTATGCAAATAGTGCTGGTTCAGCAACCAGTGCTGGATATGCTGATAGTGCAGGTTTTGCTACTAGTGCAGGTCAAGCACCAGCAAGTGGAGGACACGCAGATAGTGCTGATTATGCTGGTTGGGCTGATAGTGCAGGTTCAGCAGGTGGTGGATGGCCTACTTCTCTTTCAGGTTATAACAATGACTTAGGAAACTATGGTGGTTGGCTAACTTATGGGGATACAATAAATTATGCAAATAGTGCAGGTTCAGCAGGTGGTGGATGGCCTACTTCTCTTTCAGGTTTTAACAATGACTTAGGAAACTATGGTGGTTGGATTACAGGAATAGATGGAACAATGGTAACAAATGCTTTAGGTTTTACTCCTTATTCAGATGCTAACCCAAGCGGTTATATTTCAGGTATAGATAGTTCAATGGTTACTACTGCTTTAGGTTTTACTCCTTATTCAGATGCTAACCCAGCAGGTTATATTACAGGTATAGATGGAACAATTCTTGATACTGTATTTACAGGAAATGGTTTCTTAAAGAGAACTGGGACTGGAACATATACAAATGATACTAATACTTATTATAAATCAGGAGATAGTCCATCATTTGTTTCTATAACTCTATCGGCTGGAACAGGTACTACATTTTCAACTTATAGAGGTGCAAATTCTGATGGAAGAAATATTTGGATAGGTAATAATCAACAAAATTCACATGGAACAGTTGGTTCAACCTATCAAGGAAGTTATAATCTTTCACTTGGAACTTACGCTATGTATCAAAATACAATTGGTTATAGTAATAACGCTATGGGTGACCTTGCTCTTTATAGAAACCAAACTGGTTATCAAAATACAGTGATGGGAAGACAAGCTATGTGGTACACTCAATCTTCATCTGATACTACAGCCGTTGGTTATCAAGCTGGTGGTTTTCTTTCTGACCATTCAACTACAGTTTCAGCAACTAACGAATCTGTTTTTATCGGTAGTCAGACATCTCCAAGTGCTGATAGTAATACAAATGAAATCGTAGTTGGTTTTCAAACTGTAGGTAATGGTTCAAACACAGCAACTTGGGGGAACTCATCAATCACAGACCATTACTTTACAGGAAAGATTAGAGCAACTTCGTTTTCTGTCGGAGCAACTGACGGTATAGATGCAACTGTAACTTATGTAGATACTTTATTGGGAGCTAAAACACTTACTTTCACTAAAGGAATTTTAACAGCACAAGTGTAATTTAATAATATGTCATTAACAATACAAGAAAAAGATTTAGTGCGAACAATAATATCAGAAAAAATAAGTATTCTCGGTAATCCTGATGCTATTTCACAGATTATGTCAGATTTTTCTGTACTTTCTGATGAAGAAATAAGACAAAAGATTTTAGATTATAAGGAAGAAAAACTTACAGAACTTACAAATTTATCAAATGATTTGGCACAACAAAAGTCAAATGTTGATGCTGAGATTAACAATTTAAAGATATAGTTATATGGAGCAAGAACAGCCAAAAACATATTCAAACAGAGAACTTTATATGTTGATAAGGAGTAATTCTGATTTGAACCTAGAACAACATAAAGCCATTTTTGAAAGTATAAAAAACTTTCACGAAACCACAGCAAAAACATTAGCAGAACTTGTTGCACAAACCAAAAAAACTAATGGAAATGTTATGGACTTACTTCTGTGGCGTATGTATGTTAAAGGGCAAACGTATGTTATTCCGTTGGTTGTAGGTGCAGTCATTTCGGCAGTAGTAGCGTATGTAGTTAATCATTTTCATCTAATATAATGAACTTTTCAGTATGTCTCATAGCTAAAAACGAAGAAAAAACCCTACCAAGAATGATAGGTTCTTTGAAAGAATTTCAATCAAAAGGTGGGGAGATTTTATTATTAGACACTGGAAGTACAGATAATACTGTGAAAGTTGCTGAAGATTTAGGAGTAAAAGTTATTGGAGTAAAAGACAAATTTAAGATTACAATAGACAAAGAATTAGCAGATGAAATAAATAAAAAGTTTATTGTAGATGGTGAAATGCCAGTTGTAAAAGAGGGAGAAAGCTTATTTGATTTTGCTTCAGCTAGAAATTATATTGCTGATTTTGCTAATAACGATATGATAGCTACTCCTGATTGTGATGAGATTTATACCAAATTAGATTTAGATAAAGTCCAAGAATTAATAAAAGCAGGAGTTGAACAGTTGGAATACAATTTTGTTTTTAGTCATGACGAGCAAGGTAATCCAGTTATCAAGTTCAGACACTGCAAATTTTATAATAGAAAGAAATTATCCTGGAAAGGAATTATACACGAAACCTTAGTAGGTACAGCTCAATGTATGTTCGTTGATGAGAGCGTAATTAAACTAGAACACTACCAGAATGTTGAAACAAACAGGACTGGTTATTTAAAAGGGCTCGCTATCGATTGCTTTAAGAACCCTGATAACGACAGAAACTCACACTATTTTGCAAGAGAAATGATGTATAACCATAGATTCAAGTCAGCAATTAAGGAATTTGAAAGACATATTGCTATGAATAAATGGCAGACAGAAGTTTCTCAATCAATGTTATATATGGGAGATTGCTATAAATATCTTGGAAATATAGATGAAATGTTTAAATATTATATCAAATCAATTAATGTTGAAGCTCGTAGAGAACCTTTGATGAGACTTGCTGAATATTATTTTAGTAAAGGTTTATACAAGCAAGTTATTTTATACTGTGAAGCCGCTTTGACAATTTTACAACTTCCTTTTTATTCTAATCATCAACCTTATTATGAAAATCTTCCACATGAATTATTATACATTGCATATTGGTGGGAAGGTAATAAAACAAAGAGTGAAGAACATCACAAAATCGCTTTATCTTATTGCCCTACCAATCCAAAATATATTGAAGATGCAAAATTTTACAAAGAGCTTCCAATTGTTTCTTTTGTTATTCCGACATTAGGAAGAGAAGAAGGTCTTAAGAGATGTATAGATTCAATTAAAAAATTAGACTATCCGCAAGATAAAATTGAAATTATTGTTAAACAAGATTCATTTGAGAATAGAATTGGTGTTCCAAAATTGCTTTGGGAAGGGGCTATGGAATCAAATGGACAATGGCTTGTCTTTGCCGCAAATGATACAGAATTCACTCCAAGTTCTTTAAGAGAAGCTTTGGATATAGGTCAGGACGGATTTGTTGCTTTTAATACGGGTGAAGTTCTACCAGACGAAGGAAATATTTGTGAGCATTTTATGATAAGAAGTGATGTAGTGGCAGAGATAGGAGAAATATTTGATACAGAATTCTTTCACGTTGGAGTTGATAATCTCCTTTGGGCCAAGATGAAGAAACTTGGAAGAGCAAAAAGAGCTGATAAGGCTATCGTCAATCATAAACATTTTTCAAGAGGTGGAACTATGGATAAAACTTATACTCTCGGCTGGTCGAATATCGAGAGTGACCGCGCTTTATTAAAGAAAAAGTTGCAAGAATTGGCAAATTAAGCAACATTATTATATAATTATACTATGTCAATCAAAAAAATTTACAATCAAATAGAGGAAGATAAGCAAAATCAAGTTCAAGATGATTCTATGGAGATAAAAATGCCAATAGATGAGTTTGTTCAAGAACACGAGGATTTAATTGAGATTTTGAGGGAAGGTTCAAGGGAAGAATTGCTTGCAGAAGCTGATAAACAGGAGCAAGAACTTGAAGAAAAGAAAAAAGAGTACGGAATAACAGACTCTGAAGGTGATAATTCAAACGAAAATGACACTGAAAATAACTAAAAAAGTATGTCCAAACTTTGAAGATAGGATGGGATATAAGCCTGAAATCATTGTAATTCACATCTCTGCTGGCACAATTGCTGGTATGGATTCATGGTTTGCTAGTCCAAGTTCTCAGGTTTCAGCTCATTATGGTGTAGGAATTGACGGTACTTATTCACAATATGTTGATGAAACTAAGGCCGCTTGGGCAAATGGAAGGGTAAAGAACCCATCATTTAAGCTTTATAAGCCAAATGTTAATCCAAATTTATATACAATAAGCATTGAAAATGAGGGTATGGACTTGTCAAAAGCCATAAATATCCAGTTGCAAGCACTATATTCTCTCATAAAAGACATCGCTTCAAGAAACAATATACCGTTAGATAGAGACCATATTATAGGTCATTTCGAGATAGACGCAGTAAATAAACCATTTTGTCCAAGTCCAGACCACACTATAATGGACAGAATCGTAACGGCTTTGAACGCAGACCCATTAGTTTGCGTAATGTGTCCCCAGTCGAAAGTGGATGCAGTGAAAAATTTTATTAGTAATTTAAAATAATTTTATGGATGTAGGAATAACAGGTTTATTAATAATCATAATTTTAGGTCTTTGTGAGGCAATAAAGACTGCGGGTGTTCCAACTCAATTTATTCCAGTTATCGCAATTATTCTAGGTATGGTTGGAGCAGTAATTACGGGAGGTGCAAGTTGGCTTCAACTAGCTTCTGGAGTTATCACTGGTTTATCTTCTTCAGGATTATATTCTGGTGTCATAAAGACGAACATAGTTAATCAATAATTCAAATGTTTCCACAAATAACAATCAAACACAATATAGGAAACACAATTGAAATACCTAATCAATTAGATATTAGAGCTTCTACCTATTTAAGTGCAAATACAGCAGTCGGAGTTCTGTCTCTCCCCGTCGATAATGCTTCTGATTTTACAGCGGCTTCTTTGCTTTTAGTCTCATCACTTGGTGCAGAAAATGCTGAATTTGTAGCTGCTTCATCACACACAACAAATGCTTTTACTACAGCAGCAACAACTATGCTTCACACTCGTGGAGATATAGTACAAGAAGTTAAATATAATCAAATCGCTATTTCAAAAAATGGAGGCGCGGCCACAGTGATAACAATGAACGTTACACAACAGAGCACTATCTATTATGATACAGCAGGACTTACAACTGATACCTACACAGTAAAATGGCTAAGTTCTCTTGCTCCAACAGTATTTTCAAGTACAAGTGCTCCAATAAGTGTTCTTACATATCCTTTAAACTCAGTTGCGAATATTATATTTCCAGTTCTAAAAGCAATGGGAGTCTCAGAAGATGACCCAAAAATTACAGTACCTTTCTGTCTTTCTGCTATAGATGATGCTAGAAAATATACAGAAGCAAAACTATATGGTATTAGACACGCTTGGCAACAGGAATTTGAATTTCCTATAAAAATGTATGCAGGTACAAACTATTGTAATCTTCCAGATGATGTAGATTTTTCTGAAACAGACCAATCAGTTTTGGCGGCAAGATTTATGATAGGAAATGTTCTTACTCCGTTCAATTTAAAATATATTGATAAAAGAAGTTGGAATCAAATTGCTTTCTCAGTAATGGGAGGGTATAACCAAACTTTAGTAGCAATAGGTGGAGGAACAATAACATTAGATTCAGTAGGAGATTTTCCACAAGTAAGCTCAGGTGTGGCTTATGTTGCAACCACAGACTTTACTCAAACGATTATGCAGATTGCGTACACCTCAGTCGATTTAACAACGAATCAATTACTTGGAGTAACTGGAGTAACAAGAGCTATTCCAGCAGGGACTAGAATATGGTCAAGACCAACAATTTCTCAACCTATCTATTACACAGTCTTTGATGATAAATTGTATTTCGATAGAATAATTCCAGATTCAATGCAGGGAAATAATCTTTACATTGATTATTATAAGAAAATTGAGTTTGTTACCGACCTCTATCAAGTGCTTCCAGAGCATTATAGAGAGATTTATAAATGGTATCTTCGTTATGCGATTAAGTATAGAAAAGATATTTCATTACCTGCTACTGACCCCGATTTGAAGAAGTTTGAAGATTTAGTTACGGCTTTGTTTAATAATTTATACACAGGACAAGATACAACAATAATTACATCTTAGCCGAGTTTTTAATTTATCACCAAAATTGGTGTGGTCGAGAAAAGATTTATTAAAATAACAATACAAAAATATGTCAAAATCAAACCCAAACATTCCTACAGTTGATATTACAGATGCAGACCCAATAACTGGTTATGTAACCAGGGGTATAGTTGAGGGAGTCCCTCCATCTACAGCTGGATATTTCGTAAAAGGGTGTCTTATTCAGGACATAACGAATGGTACTTTGTATCAGAACACTGGAACAACTGCTTCTGTCACTTGGACAGCAAATGGTACTGGTGCGGCTGGAGCAACAGGTCCAACAGGTCCTATCGGTCCAACTGGATATACAGGCCCTTCAGTGACTGGTGCTACAGGTCCAACAGGATACACTGGCCCTATCGGTCCAACAGGTCCAACAGGATACACAGGTCATTCAGCTTAGTTTTTCTATCCCCTTCATATTATTTGCGTTATGTGAGGGGGAGTAGGAACGCTAATATTCCTAATATAAATCATGTCAACAACAATTAAAGATGTAAAAATACCATATCCAACTGAAGGCGTTATTCGTAGTGCTCAGTTAAATGATACTGTTTGTCCAGAGAATTCTGTTCAATTAGCTATCAATATGAATTTTGATAGGATTGGAGCAGTTACAACAAGGCCAGGAGCAGATACTTATGCAACATCTCTTACTGGAAGTATTCAGGCTTTTGGAACTTTAAACTCTCAAGCAAACTCAACAAAATATCTTTTTGCTCAAATTGGGACAACAGTAAAAGCTTTAAACTCAACAACAGGTGCTTGGGCTACAGTTCGAACTACTACTGGTTCAGATAAAGCAAGATTTTCTCAATGGTTGAATCATACTTATATGGTAAATGGTACTGATGCACTTCAATGTTCTGATGGAGGTACTTTTGCTGCTACAGTAGGGTTTGTTCCCTCAAATGCTATGCCAGTAGGACATTATGTTTCAGCTGGTTTTGATGGAAGAATTTGGATAGCAAATAAAGCAACTGATACTATGTACTTCTCTGACCAAGTTCAATTTAATGTTATTACACAAACTTATTCTATTGCATATACAAGCACAAGTTTTCAAAATATATCTCCACAAGACGGAGAGACAATGACTGGATTATTCCGAGTACCAAAAGCGCTTCTTATATTCAAACAGAATCATATTTACAGAGTTTATAGTTCTAGCAACATAGATACATACCCAGCTTACAATGTAGGAACATATTCACAGGAATCAATCGTCCAAGCAAAGGATGGACTATATTTCCACCATTCATCTGGTTTTTATAAATTTAATTACGATGGTCAGCCAACTGAAATTTCAAGAAGAATTATCGACTTTGTTAGAGCTATTCCAAGAGCTTCCTATGATAACATTGTCGGAGTTTATGATGGATATGATGCAGTAAAATGGTCTATTGGTTCAGTTACAGTTGAAGGAGTAACCTATGCAAATTGCCAGGTAAGATATACTATTTCAACTCAGGTTTGGACTATTTATGATTTAACTGGACCAACCATTACTGCTTTAGTTCTTTATGATAATGGAACTACAATTGACCAAGTTGCTGGAACTTCTACAGGGGTTGTAGGTAAACTTGATTCAGGTACAACAGATTTTGGGAGTCCTTTCTATTACGAATTAATTGACAGATGGAGAAGTTTTACAGAACAATACTGTCACTCAAAGAATGAAAGTGGTATGGCTATTATGACAGAAAATGCTGGAGGTGCCTTAGTCCAATATCAAACAGAAAAATCTCCTGTAAATGTTTGGACAGATATAGATACCATAAAAGATAAGTATGTTGCACTATTCCCAAATGCTTCAACTGATGATTTTAATTTAATTAGAATGAGAATTAAAGGATTTAGTAAAGGAGAACCGATAGTATTTAATGGTATTGAACTACTTTCAATACAAGATAAAGGATTAGACCAAAACTAATATGAAATTAACAGATTTATTTTTAAATAGATGGTTATATAAAGATACTTCTCAAAACCTTGAAACGGAGGATTCAACTTTCGTTTCTGCCGATTCAACTACCCCTGACCCTTCTCCAATAGCTTCTGGTGGTGCGGCTCAAGATATAAATACTGGTAATGTTACTATAAACGGAGGACAATTAACTCCTGGAACTTATCCAGTGACTACTCTTGATATAGCCAACTGGGGTTGGGGACAAACCTGTGCTTTTTCATCAACGGGTTCGGCTGTAGTAAGTTGGGGAGCAGGTGATTTTAAATCAGCTTCTGGAACTACTTATCCTATTACAGCAAGTAATACTGGAACAATGACAGGTAAAAATTATATCTATTTTAATATAAACACTCCTGGAACATATCAAGTTACACCAATTCCAGGTGATTCTGTTGGTATCGGTAAAGTTTTAGTTGCTGTTGCTCAAAATTCAACATCTGGTAATGCTACTTGGAACTTAAACGAAGCTCAACAAATTGTTGGGGATAATATTTTGGCTAATACTATTGATGCGACAAAAATTACAACGGGGCAATTGATTGTAGGTACAAATGTTGGTCAAGGAACAGCAGTTACTTCAGGTGGAGTCACAACTATTATTGGCGATACAGTTACAACTGGTTATGTAAATGCTTTAAATGTTACAGCTCAATATGTTGTGGCTAGTATTTCTATTTCTTCTCCATCTATATCTGGAGGTTCTATTTCTATCGGTTCTGGTAATAATATATTTAAAGCAGATTCAAATGGTATTTATTTAGGCAATGCGGTTTTTGCTTCTGCTCCATTTCGTGTTGATATGGGTGGAAATCTTACAGCAACCTTGATTACAATTACAGGTGGTACCATAAACTATGGTAAAACTTCTTTCACTGATTCAACTCATGCAGGTTATTATATTAGTTCGTCTGGTATTTATATGGGTTCTGTTAGTGACACAACTAAACTAAAATATGATATAGGGACTGGAACTTTTGATTTTATTGGAACAATTTCTGGAAGAAGTACAGCAACTATTGCTGGTGCAATAAATTCTTCTGGTAATTTGATTAATAATATTGTCAATTCTCAGTTTGATACTTCTACAAAACAAATTCTAAGTGACTTTACTTTTGGTTCATCTGGGGCACTTAGAATGAATACAGATGCAAATAATGGTTTATGGATTTCTTCAACTGGTATTTTAGGTAAGACAAGCGGAGTTACAACTTTTGCTATTGATACTTCTGGTAATGCAAGTTTTAGGGGGACAGTTGTAGTCACTGGGACTTCTTCTGGTTATTCTAATTTTTCTGATAAACCTACACTTGGAACACTTGCTGGTTTAAGTTCGGTTGGAGCAAGTAATTGTGATTCAACAATAATTTCTGGAGGCAAAATAATTACAGGGCTTTTGACTGCTTCAAATATTCAAGCTGGTACTTTGACTGTTGGGGATGGGACTTCAAATACAATCGCCATTACAATAAATCAATCGACAGCTGGTGGAGGAGGAACAACAAGTGCTTTTTTAAAATGGTCTGGCGGAAGTAAAATTTGGTCTGATACTTCAAATTATATTGGGTATAACGCCATTGGTGGCTATCATTATTTTTATACAAATAATAATGAAAATGTTGTTATTATTGATGGTAACCAAACGATATTTAATTATGGTATTTCGTGTCGTGGACCTTTTAATGTTGGGACAAGTTCTGTTGCTCAAAATGCTCGTGTTACAGGTAACCTTTATATAAATCCTTCAACTGCTACAACCCAATATCTTGTTGGAACTACAAATTCTATTTATTATTATTCTGGAAATTATCATTATTTTGAATCAAATGGAGTTGAAGAATTAAAAATTTCTTCTTCAGGAGTAAGTATTAGTAATAATGGTTTATATCTTGCTCAACTTACTTCTGACGGGTCTGTTTCTGTCGGACAAGATGGAGCAATGTATTATAACACTTCACTTGTAGCTGTTCGAGCTCGTGTCGGAGGCTCATGGATTTCTTTAGGTTCTGGTGGTGGTTCTGGTACAGTTACACAAGTAAATGCTTCTGGTTCAAATGGAGTTACTGTTTCTGGTGTGCCCTTTTCGACTTCGGGGACAATCGCAATTAGTCTCGGAGCAATTACTCCTACAACAGGAACTTTTTCTGGAAATGTAACTACGACAGCGAATATGAGGGTTGCTACAGGATTGACTACTGGGGCTAGTTATTTCTTCGGGAGTGCGACTTATCCAAATGAAATTTTTGCCAGTGACAGTGGAAGTTTCATATTTAATTCTATTTATGGAGGAACTTATTATTGGAACATATACAATGGTGTTGGGACTAAAGTTCAAGCAATGGCTCTTTCGAATTCGACTTTGACTTTGACTTATCCTATAACTTCTAGCTCGACTTATGCGAGCTCATTTTCTGGTGCAGTAAATTTTAATAATTCAAGTAATGGATGTTCTTTCGCAGCGGGTGTTCAGTTTAATAACGGATTTACAGTTGCCTCAGGGGTTACAATAACTTTTGGTGCAACTACGACACATATAGGAAATATTGTTCCTAACGCTGCAAATACTTATTTTCTGGGTAGTACAACAAATTACTATAGTGCCATCTATACAAATTCAATAGGTGCAAGAGGAACAACTCCTTTTATAGGAACAACTTCAAATATGTTCAGCCAAGCTTATATTAGTAATTTGGGTGATTCAACACATAAATGTGTAATTAAAGGAAGTATAACAGCTTGTCCTTTACCTGTTACTGAAAACGCTTTGGAAAAATTAGATGCAACAGTTCATACAAGAACTCCAACTAGAAAAGTAGATTACGGTAATGATATTGCTTATCTTGATGTCCCAGATGCTCCAGCTGAGATGAAAAAATATTATGAAGCTATAGGAGATGACCCAGCAGGAGATGATATTGAAATAACAAAGACAGTAGGGTTTTTATATTCTTGTATAAAAGAAATGCTTGCAAGAATTAAGGTTTTAGAGGGTAAATAGTTTTATTTTTAATAGTTTAATAGTATAATAATAATATGGCACTAGCACCAACAAACACAACAGCACAGGTAAAAGCACTACAAGACCAACTTGTAAGTCTTGGATATATGACAAGGGCAGAAGTTGATACTGGATACGGTATTTATGGTCCAAAAACCACAGCCGCAGTGGCTGCTTTGACCGCAAATGGTGGGAAACCTAATCCAAATAGACAAAAAACACAAGAAGAGATTGATGCTGAGTACAAAGCCTCAGTCGCAGCCCATCCTGTTATACAAGAATTGACAAAAGGTGGAAGCACCGTTGACGAGATTTTGAATGGTCTTCAAACTGGAGATATAAGTGGACTCAGAACTTCAACGGGTCAACCTTTTTCAGCTCAAGACCAAGCTGATGCTCTAGCAAAAGCTACTGAAGATAATCGCGCCTTCTATGAAGCCCAACAGCAAAATGATACAGTTGCTGCACAAAATACTCTCGCTCAAAAACAAGCTGACTATCAAGACTGGTTAATCTCACAAGGAGAAAAATTTCAAACAGACAAAACAACTTTAGACCAAAATGCTGCCGATACAGGTATGTTATTTTCAAGTGGAAGAAATCAAAAAGAACAAAAATTACAAAATGCTTATAATCAAGCTCAATCTTCCCAACTAGCAACCCTTGGTAGAGACGTGACGGGGACAGCAAACGATTTTCAATACAAATATGGAGCAAATGCTACAAATGGTCTTTCACAATATTATAATGCAGGAGGTAATACATATAATGCAGGAGTTTCAACTGGTGGAGTAGGCTCAAACGGCCTTTCAAGTCTTTATAATCCAGGGGCTTATAATTTTGGAGCAGGAACAGTTGCTGGACAACAGGCCACTGCAAATAAACAGAGAGCTGCTGGCTATCTATGGAATAAGGGAAATAAACTTTTATCAACGGGCTATAATAATCAATACTAATATGTCACTACTATCAGATTTATTTAATCAGCAATACATAACGAATCCAAGTGTGTATAAAGGACCATCTCCTTTTGCGATTACAAATCCTCAGGTTGTAGGACCTCAAGTTGTTCCAATTCCAGCCGCTGATGTTTCAAAATATACTTCAATGTTTTCAAGTGCTCCAGCTAATCAAAATCCAGTACCACCAGCTAATCAAAATCCAGTACCACCAGCTAATCAGACTCCTGCTGTAGATTTATATGCAAAATATAGAGACCCTGCAACAGGTAAAATTATGACTCCACAAGAGTATGCAGTTTATATTGCTTCAAAGGTTCCAAAATCAGGGACAGGAGATGTTCCTCAATATGCAGGAGATGCTATAACTAATCCAAACCAGTCAACAACTTCTCTTCTAGGTTCAGCTTATGATTTGAATAATGCAAGAAATGATTTAGCTGTCGGTCAGACTTCTCTATTCTCAGGTTCAGATACAAATGCTAGTGGAGAAAAAATTATATATAGTCCAACAGAAAGAGCAGCAATAGAAAAAGCTTATTCAGGTGTTTATGACCCAGCCTTAAAAGATGTTCTTACAAAACTTGATACAAAACAAAAACAAGATGCTTTGAAAGCAACTCAAGATTTTGAACTTACAAAACTTGCAAAACAACATGAATATGATTTGGAGTTAAAGAAAACTCCAACTCCAGTCTCTTCAGTTTATGGAACAGATTCAACAACTGGTTCAATTCCAAATGACGTTCAAGCAGTTCTTGAAGGAAGAAATACTCTTTATAATATTCGTCAAACAATGGGAAGAACTAATCAGGCCGCTACTTATATGCAAGCTATGAGAGATGCAATTACTAAAGTTGACCCTAACTTTGACTTTATCGCTTCAGATGCAGGAGGTAAATCAGTTTCAACTGCTTACGTTCAGAAAGCTACAGCTGCTATTAATTCAGTTCTTCCAAATATTCAAAAAATTACTGACCTTTCAAATCAAGTTTCAAGAATTGGTGTCACAGGTGTTGATAAACTAATTCAAGGAGCAGGTTTGATATTAAATAATAAGAAAATTCAGAACTTCCGTGAAGCACAAAAACTTATCGCAGATGAAATCGGAGTTGCACTTGGAGCAGGTACTGTTTCAGATATGAAGTTGCAGTTAGGTTTTGACGTTACTGACCCAACCGTATCACAAGAAGTATTCGCTTCAAATATGGAAGTTGTTAAAGAGTTCTTGAATAATAGAAAAGCTGGACTTGATTCACTTAGATACCAAAGTGCAGTTACTGGAGGTGGAAGCAATTCGGTTGTAAATACAAATACAAATACAAATGTAGTATCAACTACAAATACAAACAATGACCCCTTAGGAATAAGATAAAAAAACCATGACACAAACCATAGAACAATTTGGACAAACGGTTAAGGCGAAACACCCAGAGTATAGTGATATGTCTGATGCGGATGTAGGAACAAAAGTTCTTGCAAAATATCCTCAATACAATGATATGGTTACGCCAACATCACCTTCAACAGGTGGGGTTATAAATAATAGCCTTAATATGGCTAAAACTTTGGTCACAGCGCCTGCAACTATGGTTGCTAGACCAATTCAAGCGGCTACTGCTTTAATGACTGGAGGCTATGGTAATTTGAATACTCAAACTAATAAATCAGATGAACTTAGAGCAAATCTCGATGCTGTAATGAATAATTACTATGCTGCAAAAAATAGAGGTGATACAGTCGCAATGAAACAGTATCTCGAACAATCAAAATTGCCAAGTAAACTTTTGCAAGACCAATTAGATACTGGTCTAAATCCAGCATTGGCTAAAGCAAATGCTTCAGATGCAAATATAAATAAAGTAAATTTAGGTGGAATAATTGCTCCAACTCCTCAGAATATGGCAGATGTAAAGAAAGATGTCGGAAGAGGAATTCAGACTGTGGCTTTAGGTATAGAAGGTGCACCTCTAACTACAGGAGCGGCTTTTGGATTTGGAAGTTCTCTTGAACAAGGAAATAATGTCTTTAGTATGGCAACTCTTGAAAATACTTTACTTGGTATGGGAATGAGTAAAGCACTAGATTTAGTAGGTAAACCTATTCTTGATTTTACAGGTAAAGTTGTAGGAGCCATAACTCCACAAATGTTAAAAGATGTTGCGTCAAAAGGTTCACTCGCAGTTAAAGATTTTATGGCCCAACACGAAATTGCTGGCGGTGCATTAAAGCCTCTTACTGAAAAAATAAATGCGGGAGCAAATGCAATTGATACAGGAATAAACAAAGGTGCAAGTTCACTTTGGTCTGGAACAAAGGACATCGCTAAATCACAATATCCAAACCTAACAAAAGAAAACTTGCAAGAACACTATGTAAATGTTGAAAAGAAAAACTTTGCTGAACCTGCTATCAAAAATGAAGCTGGATATAAAAAAGCAAAAGGTATTTATGATAACGCAAAAGCAAATGGAACTGACTTGGCTCAGGTTGCTGTTGATAATGGAATTACTCACGATTCAATCCTAGAGGGAAAGAAATTTAATACACTAGATACTGCTGACAATATAAGAACAGACGCAATGCAAACCAGTCATGATTTAATGAGACCTGCTTTAGCTGCTGCTGAAAATAGTGTATCAAGAGTTCCTCTCGCTGATTTACAAAGTGAAATGTTATCAAACATTGATAAAATTCCAAAAAGCCAGATTACAGATTTAGAAAGAGCCCAGATGAAAGCTAAAGTTAATGCTGAATATGGTGCAGGTTCTCCTGCTGACATAGCCCATCCAAATGGTTATTCTCTTACAGATTTGCATGACGGAAAAATAAATACATCTTTGAAAGCCAAACACAATCCTCTTGGGACAATTGCTGATAATCTTACTGCTCAGACAAATGATGAGGCTAGTGGCGTTTTCAAGAGAGTCCTTGAAAAAAAGGCTCCCCCAGAACTTAAAGTTAAAGATTTTAATGCTGAACTTACAAAGAAATTCCAATTAGCTGATTATCTCGAATCGTTACATGGTAAAAAAGCACCTCAAACTCTTGCTCAGAAGTCAGTAAATCTTTTTGGTAAGATGACAGGGGCAGGATTTGGAAACTCATTAGTTGGAGGTTATGGAGGCTTTGCAGGATACCACTTGGGAGGTATCTTAGTTGATAGTTTTCAGAATATGTCTAACCCAATAAAAGCAGCAGTTCTAAGAGATTTGGAATTAAGTAAACCAGTAATATTTCAAGCCTTTAAAGATTATTTTGGAGATGCTGAAATCGCAAGAATGTTGAGAACGACAAAATTTGCTCTTCCATCTGGAAATAAAACAGATATAAACTTACAAAAAGTTAAAAATGCTTCTGGAGCTATTGAAATGCCCGCAGCACCTACAAACCCTGCAAACACTGTTGGAAATGATATGTTTCTTAATCAGCAAAGTCGTATGAATACAAAAGCACTTCCTGCTGCTGAACCAAGAATTATTCTTCCAAATAATCAAGGTACACCAAATATATTTAATAGACCTTACGCTCCAAATGAACAGGGAGCAGTTGGAGGTTTTGGACAAAAATTAAATCAAGAACAATTTGATAATTTGACTAGAGAGGAAATACTTAAAAGAAATAATGCACTCCAGAATTCAAGAATCTTTCAAGGTAATTCAGAGACGCCTAAAATAACAGATGCAGAATGGAAACCTACAAAAAAACTAAAAGATGTTTACGATACTGCAAAACAGGAACAGATAATGAAAGATGATTACTTTAAAGAAAAAATAAAAGAAACTCAAGCAACTTTGGATAGTCACCCAGGAAAGAAACTACAAAAATTTATTTCAACAAAAGAAGGTCAGTTCCAAGATTTCAAAAATCCAAACTTGGCAAAAACTCCAAGCGAAAAAGCAAAAATAAAAGCTAGAAACGAAAAACTTATGAGAGCTTCAGAGTCAGCATTTGAAGGAACTCCTTTTGCTGACCAATACGATAATCCAGATATAATTAATCAAGCAATCGAGGAATATAAAACATTAAAAGATAATCTTGATAAATTAAAAAACGCTATTTAAAAATAAAAAAACACCGTCTGTTCCGCTTATATAAAAAAATATTTGCTAATGGACCAGTGGTGTTTTTTCGTATGTCTTAAACCTAGAATGTCGTAGGATATTTCTATAAAGTTTTAGCAGGCACCTTATATAATAAAACTTACGATAACTCCAGTTTAAACAATTCTAATTATACTATTTAACTTCAAGACTAGCAAGTATTAGTGGTACAAAGTCCATTTGGGTCTTGTACAAACCTCTAGTTTTGAGTTCGTTTATCAGTATTTTTTCTGCTCTTTCCGATATTTCAGGTGTCAATTTGATATTTCTCTCTTTTGCTACGTCAGAAAGGACCAACCCGAACTCAAAGGCTAATCTTAGAGTCTTTTTTCCGTAAATCGGTAACCTAAGCATTTGGTTTTTTTTGTGGCTCAAGACCTTTTTCAGGAATTTGTGCAACTTCTGGAGTTGGAGCTTTTTGTTCCCCGTCTCCTCTTTTAACTTCCTCTTTTGGATATTCTTCCATATCTCTGAAGACGATTACAGTTCTAATAAAACCTTCTTTTGTAAGAAACTGCTCAGCGGCCATTTGTACTTTTAATAATTCACAAAGTGATTTTATTTGAGCTGTTTTTTCATCTGTCTTTTTTGCTTTTTCTTCTTCGTTCATGACTATTTATACAATCTTACGATTGCTACTATTACCCAAGCTATTAATACCCAAGCTGCTAAACCTATCAATGCTGACTCTGCTCCACCAACTGTGAAAATTACTATTGCTGCGGAACATCCTATTAACCAATTTGCTATTGTTTTATTATGCATTTTTTTATATCTCCTCGATAAATTTTATGTAAGCCTCCGAAATTTCGTTGGCTACCTTAACTATTAAATTTTCCATTTTCTCTATCTCTCTTTCGTCAAACTCTCGGTGAAAAGATACAATTCGACCAGTTACATTTATATCTTTTTCATTTTCTCTCCAAAAGTCACTGACTTCAACTGAGCCTTCTTTTGTCTCAATCCAATCTAAATCACAATACTCAGGCATTTTACCACAACTATGTTTTAGCGCAGTGGCATAAAATACTAACTGTCCGTGTTTAACTACTTTTGCTTTTGTCCACGGAAGTTTCCCCGTTTTGTACTCGCGGAAGACATTCTTTACTGAATCATAGGTATCTAGGTAGCTTAGGATAGGCACTCCGAGCACGTTTGTTTTGATTTCATATTCTGGTTTATCGTAAAGAATTAAATCTGGGAGCAAGGTTTTATGTTTGCCTTCCTCAATTAATTTTGCAACTCCTTTCCCAAACCTCAAATACTTGGTATCAAGTTTATCTCCAGCCTCAAAATATTCTCTAAAGTATCTATTAGGGTTGGATAACCAACAGGAAAGTTGAGACCAAGATAGGTGAGGCTTAGGTAATAAGAGTTTATCTTGCATGATTTAGATATTTACCACTTATGAAATATTGTACTCCCTGAAAGTTTTTGACAATTTTCTTTTCGTCAAAAGTCTCAATGGGACAAGTATAAGTGTCTCCCGTATCAACCTCCGTAATTCTGATTTCTCTACAACCGTTCTCTTTCAAATCTTTGAATATCTCTGCGTCAATTCCATAACCATTAAACATTTTCATTAAATGTTTTTGTCGACTAACAACCTTTTGATAAACATCATTTACCAATTGACCTGCTATTTTTCCTTCACTTGTTCTATAAGTTTTTTTCACGTAATTCTGTTGCTTTGGCAACGCTTAGTTTCATTAACTCGACCTTATCATTTTCAGTGAGTTTTACTGACTTTTCGACTTGTGATTTTATCAATTCTAATGCTTTTGAACTCAAACAAGACTTTATGGCCTGAGTTGCTTTTTCAAAAGCCACACTTGCTACTGGAGATTTTGTTTCAACTACTTTCTGTGGTGGTAAAACTGTTTCTATTGTATTCGATACAGCCTGTTGAACTCGTCTCTCATTTATCATAAAGTATTCTTTCCACAATTTGTTCATGTGGGGAGCAATAAAATCGTGAGCGATTTCAACTGTTCCTGCCTTTACAATAATTTCAGGTTGAATATTTGCATAAGCTCCTGTTGGTATTACCATTTTCATTGAATAACTAACAAGCTCCACTTTTGGTGCTTTAGCTTTCTTTTGAGCTTTCTGTAAAATATCTACTGACTGTTCTACTAAATTTTTTGCGTTTTTCATAATTTTATAACTTAACTGGACTAAATCTTAATGACGCTTTTTCGACATAGGTTGCGTCTCCTGTTGACTGCTCGTGAGCCTTTAACTCCTCAAGGTCCTCTTTTAATGAGTTGTATTTTGGTGTATAGGTCCAAGTCTTTAATGTTGTTTTCTTAAAGCTACCTAGCGCTGTTTCAATCTTTTCCTCATTTCTCTCAATCATTTGCTCCAATATCTGTGTTCTCAAACCCTCTTTTTGTTTTTCTATCTCTGCTAGCTTGGCCTCTAGTAAGGCATATTCCTCGTAAATGTTCATACTATTTTGCGTTATTTTTTATAAAGTAATCTATCATAATTCTTAATGTTGCTCCCTCTGTCCTATTTGTTTTCTTTGCTGTTTTTTCAAGAAACTTTTTTTGCTCTGGTGTTATTCTTGTGTGTAACCTCGCCATTATCTTTCTTTTCATATTTTTATTATTTTCTCTGCCATTTCCTCTGCTTCTAATCTTGATATAGAGATACGACCTAATTCTCTAAACTCTACTATTTTTTGGAACCGTATCATATAAAACGCGTCCTTAAACTTAATCACTAAGTATGAGGCCAGCGGTGGAATTGATACACAGTCGCAAGGCTTGGGCCTCATATCCATATCTGTAAATTTCCAGACCAGTCCGTTCTTTTCTGTTGCTTGTAGTCCTTCAAATTGGACCTTTTCTATTTTACTGAACGGAAAGTATTCTAAGTCAGTTTGTTTTAATTCAAAAAAACCATAGATTTTTTTCTCTCTTAAATACTGGTTCCATATAACTTGATATTTTGCTTCTTTTCTATTCATTTGGTTTAATTGTTATTTCTTTATGATTAATATTTTTTCCACACTCTGACGAACAAGTTATACAATAATTCCCTGACGCTATAAATCTTTTCTTACTGGAACTCAGTGGCGCTCCGCAGACTACACAGTATTCTTTCATTCGAGAAAAATCCTCGTCTCCCCATTTTGGGTCTAATTTAATTTCCTCCTCAACTATTTCCTCATTTATAATTTCTCCTTCTTTCATTTTATTCTATGTGGCGACACAAGTCAATACCCCTTATATATTCAACGTTAACTTCTCTTGAAAGTCAACCCCAGACATTATCGCCTTATGACAGTCTAGGTCACATCCCTTAACGACCAAATGGATGTATAAATTTTTCTTTAGGTGGTTAGCTCTTAAAACTCTTCCTAAAGACTGCTCGTAATCTACATACCTCCAACTTTTGCTTGCATAAATTACACAAGGGAAGCTTGGCAACTCATACCCCGAACTGATACTCGACTGTGCAATAACTATGTGATTTTTGGACTGTTCAGCCTCTTGTATCAATAATCCTCGATTTTTTGTACTACCAGTAAGAGTTGAAACCGTATAACCCTCAGCTTTCAATGCTTTTTCTATCTCTAAAATCTGTGCGGTGTAGTTAGCGAATATCAATAGTTTTGGAAACTCTAAAGCTCTCTCTAAAATGTAGTCTATCTTGTGAGATTTGAATATTTTAGTCTCATTACTCATTTGGTCTGTTTTACCCCCCAATTCCTCAACCTTTTTCCCATATAGGACGCCATTTTCAATTGTGCGTAGTCTGGCGCGCCTTACAAGTGGGTCTGCCTCCATAAACGACATTTCGGCTACTGCCTTCTTTTGCTCGCTACTGAGCTCAATTTCAACCTCTTTGTGCGTTTGCTCAGGGACATCAAAAAAATCATTTAGACCACCTGTATACCCAAATTTTTTGACTAATTGTGCTAGTCTTTCCCTAATTGCATCATTCTTTTTAGGCAACCATATTCGTCTTGTTCCACCTATTCTGATTTCAGTGTAATAAGTTTCTCTAAAGCGTCCGAAGTCCCAGTCCTGCCCTAGTAATCTACCTATCGCCCACATAGCCATAGGCTTGGGAACTGGTGTAGCGGAAAGTAAATATAATCTTTTTGGAGGATACTTTTGTAAATACTTCTGCGTTGCCTCAAAAATCTGACTGGTCTTTGGTATCTGAACGTTGTGTCTTTGAACGTATGCAGGCATTACACCAAAATTATTGTGGCACTCGTCAATTATTACAGTTTTGAAAGGTGGAAGACTTTCCCAGTCTCTTCTCAAATCTTCTTTACTGATAACTGTTAATTTCTTTCCTGTTCCCCATTTTTTATTTTCTCTCTGCCAAGTTTTGTCCTCTCTTTGTTGTTTTGGACAAATTACTAGAGTCATACCTTCTGCTAATTCTAAAGCAGTCCTCGTTTTACTAGCGCCCGTTCCCAAAAACAAACCACATTTTAATTTGTTCTCTTTAATAATTTTATTTTGGTGTTCGTAAAGTTTTGGAATCATTATTTTATCTCCTTATCTATTATCTCTAACATTTGCGACCTGTATTCGTTGAAACCTATATTTTCTTTTAAGAGAATTGATTTATCTGGGTTTGGTAGTCCATTTGCATAATAAACTACTGTTATTGTTTCTTTCTCTTTCGGCATTTTATCTTTCACTTCTTGGAGAGTTTCTCTTTTACCTCTTTTGTATTCTTCTTCACTATATTTTCGCCACCAATCTCCATTGCTCTCTTTAATCGCCTTACACACTCCCTTTACATCATCTAACTCTTTGGGTAAAACTATTCCAAGTAGGGACATTTCTACACCAAACTCTTGCATCCAATTCATTATTCTATTAGTAATTTTGTTTATATCTTGTTTTGTTTCCTTTTCTACTTGGGTGCGATAGGTGGAGAGAGAATCTGATATGAATTGTCTTACACTTTTTAGCCCATTTCTTCTCAAACCTTCTGAATCAATAATTACCATATTATCAGGTTCTCCATCATCATTGTATTCACACTCATTTACATCAATATTGTTAAACTTTTTATCAAACTTCTCTAATATTTCTTTTTCTATTTGGTTAGGTTTCATAGCTTCTTCACACTCTTTATCCCATTTCTCTTTTAAGTTATTTTTCATTTGAAGTTTAATTTAATTATTTTTCCGTGAACAGGACAATCCCCTGTTGAAGTTTGGTCATAACAAGTGCATC